GTGGCGCAGGCTGGCGCATGAGTGCGCTGCTGGTCCTGCGCTGGCTGACAGAATCATCGGCCGATTGTCGGCGGCGGTAATCGCGCTGACCGTAATCTATTCCCTGCTCGATCCTGCCGAAGCGCTGCTGGTCTCGTTTGGCGACGCCGCCGCAAGGTGGTTGCTGTGATCGCCGACTACATGCCGCCGTGCGCCGGCCACCCGCACGACCCAAGAGCGCCAGAGTGCGATGACGACGACGCGACCGCTGATGTGATCGAGGATGTTCGCCAGCTCCTCGACATGGCCGAGATTGCCGCTGGCAATGGCAATCTGGCCAAAGCACGTCAGTTGTTGGCCGAAGCTCATGCGTCTCTCGGAGGACTGGTAGGCGCCGAATGACGGACGACGGCGGTATCCAGTTCTGGCAGCAATTCCAACAATTTGAGGAGGAAGAAAATGAACGTGTATCAGTGCATAAGCAAGGTCCAGGCTGCGCTGGCCAAAACCGGAATTGCCAAGGACAGGCAGTGCCAGCAAGGGGCGAGCTTCAAGTATCGCGGGATCGACGAGGTGTACAACACGCTGGCTCCGTTGCTCAGTAGCGCCGGCCTGTGCATCTTGCCGCGCATCGTCAGCAGGCATTGCGACGAGCGTTTGAGCGGCGCCGGGAAGGCGTTGTTTTATGTCATCGTCGAGGCAGAGTTTGATATGGTCAGTGCCGAGGATGGCACCAAGCACACCATCCGCACTTACGGCGAGGCCATGGACTCGGGCGACAAAGCCACGAACAAGGCGATGAGCATAGCTTACAAAAACGCCATCTTCATGGCTTTTTCCGTTCCCACAGAGGGCGACAATGACCCTGATGCGCAGGCGCACGATGTCGCCCCGCCGTCGCCATCATCCATGCCCAATGCCGTCGTTGCAGAGTGGATTGACGACATGAGGGCGACAACTACCGAGGCAGAGCTGAAGGCTGTATTTGGAACTGCCTGGAAGTACGCCGGGCAAGTAGGTGACGCGAAAGCGCGATCCACATTCAAATCGGAGTACGACAAGCTGACCGGCGAAAGAAAGGAATCGGCATGAGCGCGCTGTTTCAGATCGCTCAAGAATACCGCGCCGTAGCCGATCGCTTGGCAGAGATTGACCTTGACGACGCCACAATCGCCGACACTCTGGAGTCGGTAGCCGGCGACATTGAGGCAAAAGCTATTGCGGTGGCAAGCGTCATCCGCAACATCGAGGCCGAGCGCGACGCCATCAAGGGAGCAATCGCCGACATGACAGCGCGCGCCAAGGCGGCGGACGCACGCGCCAGCAGCCTGCGTGACTACCTGCGCAGCAACCTTGAGGCGTGCGACATCAAGCGCGTTTCCTGCCCGCTGTTCGCTATCGCCATCAAGGCCAACCCGCCGCGAGTGGTGATTGACAACGCAGACGCCTTGCCTCCGTGGCTCATGACGCAGCCAGAGCCGCCCGCGCCGCAGCCGGACAAGAACGCAATCCGCGACGCTCTCAAGCTCGGGCAGGTCAGCGGGGCACACCTTGAATCGACAACAAGACTGGAAATCAAATGAGCCTCAACAACTGCGTTTTCTCCGGCCGACTTGGCCGCGACAGCGAAACGAAGTACCTGCCGAACGGCACGGCAGTTTTGGAATTCTCGCTCGCCGTCGATTCGGGATGGGGCGACCGCAAAACGTCGTGGTGGCTGAACTGCGCCATGTTCGGCGAGCGCGGCGAGAAGCTGAAGCAGTACCTGACGAAAGGCGCGCAGATCGCTGTCATCGGTCAATTCACGCCGCGCCCCTACACCACGAAGGACGGCGCCGAGAAGATCAGCATGGACCTGCGCGTTGCTGAAGTGGAGATGTTCGGCAGCAAGTCCGACTCCGGCCAGAGCCACTCGGCGCCAGCACGAAGCGCACCGGCTGCGAAGGCGCCGGCATTCGACGAAGACGAAGATATTCCGTTTTGATCCCGGCCAGGTAACGCAAGTCGCGGCAGGCAGGCCTGGCTCGTCACGGCGAGGCGAGGCGTGGAGCGGCAGGCTTGGTAAGGCGGAGCAAGGCAGGCGAGGCAAGGCACGGAGGCGCAAGGGCCGGAGAGGTAACGCAAGGCAGGCACGGCCGGGCCAGGAAAGGAATGGATTGGCAGGGCATCGCAGGCATGGCAAGTAGCGGGAAGGCAGGGCGAGGACAGGACGGCAGGACAGCAGCAACAGGCAACCCGGAGAGCCTGAGCAATCTACGGGAGCTGAGGACAAACAAATGGCAATCGCAAAAGCAGCAGCACCAGTAGCAGCACCGGCAATCGTATCAATCCGGCCGGCCAATCTCCAGACGGCGCAGTTCAAGATTCGCGGCACGGCGCCGCTTGTTCAGGCCCGTTTCTCTGAGAAGGCGAAGATGGCAATGATGGCAAAAATGGAAATGGGCAGCACCGCGAACAAGTCTCGCGCCAAGCCGGCCCGCGACTTCGATGAGGACATGCGCAACGCCATGCACCTTTCTGAAGAAGGATGGCAGGGCATCCCGGCCGGAGCTTTCCGCAACGCGATGATTTCTGCGTGCCGCTTGGTCGGATTCAAGATGACTCTGGCAAAGCTCTCTGTTTTCATCATGGCCGATGGCTTCGACCGGGTGGACGGTATCCCGCTGGTTCGCTTCGAGGGCACCCCGGAGCGTCACGAAATGGCTGCCCGCGTCGGAATCGACGGCACAGACATTCGCATCCGGCCGATGTGGCGCCACTGGACTGCGACGGTCAACGTCCGCTTTGACGCCGACCAATTCACGACGACGGACATCGCAAACCTCATGCAGAGGGTCGGGATGCAGGTCGGCATTGGCGAGGGTCGGCCGGATAGCCGTTCGTCGGCCGGGCTGGGATGGGGGGTGTTTGAGCTGGTCTAGGCAGGCCAGGAACGGCGAGGTCGGGCCAGGATCGGATCGGAGCGGAGAGGCAAGGCAGGCTAGGACAGGAGAGTCTAGGACAGGCAAGGCAGGCATGGCGGGGCTAGGAGCGGCGAGGCATGGCAGGGCAGGCTAGGACAGGAGAGGCTATGAGCGGCGCGGCGAGGCAGGGCAGGGCAAGGCAGGCAATCACCAACAACGAAAGGAATCATCATGAGCAGCAAACAAATCAAGCTGGAACTGAGGCGCGGCGTGTCGGTGCGCGGAGTGCGGGCCGATACCATCGTCGCCGAACTGGAGCGCATCGCCGGCCTTGATGACGGATCGCTGACAGCATCATCGGTGCTCGATGCATCCCGTCCGAAAGACGCCCCGCTTCATCCGGTGTTCGAGTGGGACAACAAAAAAGCCGCCGAGAGCTACCGGCTTCATCAGGCGAACACGGTCATCAGGTGCGTGACAATCAAGCACGACAGCGGGGAAAGCGTACCTGTATGGCAGCACGTCCCGAGCGAGGTAAAGAGCGACGCAGGCCGGTATCTGCCGACGCCGGTTGTGATCGCCCGGCCGGACCTGTTCATGTCCGCCCTGACGCACCTTCAGGCTCGCGTCAATGAAGCCAAGGAATCGCTCGCAGCACTTCAGTTCGCCGCACAAAACTCCGGGCATGACGACGACCGCATGGCGCGGATCGGCATCGCTGTGCAGGCCATGCAGATGGCGCACGCTGCCGTGCAGGCGCTGCACTGATGGGCACGAGCACCAACCACGACGGCGGTCCGGCCTATCCGACCGATAGCGAACGACAGAACGGCCATGACTCGTATCACTTCGCGGGAATGACGCTTCGAGACCACTTTGCCGGGCTGGCGATGCAGAGCATCGCAATCTCATACCCAAGGGAGGTCAAGTCGAGCGACGAGGTTGCAACGGACGCCTACGAAATGGCCGACGCCATGATCAAGGAGCGAGACAAATGACCGACGCCGAAAAGTTGCGAATCCTGCGCCACGCCCTCGGGCTGAATCCTGACGGCACCGGAACTTCGTACAGGGCTCATTACTACGTCGTGTATCCAGTGACAGAGCAATGGCAGAAATGCTCAACCTTGACCCATGACGGGCTGATGGATTCCGCTGACGGTCGGTCCTTCCTGGTCACCGACGCCGGGCGCGCATTTGTCGCCGACCACTACCCGGCAGCCAAGCGCGCCGCGATCCTGGATCGCATCGCAGGATTGGACGACGGCGCGCTGTTTGCGCTGGCTGGTTCGCTGGAGATCGCATGATTACCGACCATTCAGACTACCTCGCGTTCCTGTCGCTCAAGATTCCGATGGCCAAGTTCGACGGCTACGACATTGACGACGACGCCATTCACCCGATGCTGAAGCCGCATCAACGCGCCTGCGTCAAATGGGCCGTCAAGGGCGGCAATCGCGCCCTGTTCGAGTCGTTCGGTCTCGGCAAGAGCATTCAGCAGCTTGAAATCGTGCGCCTTACCAAGCTCATGTCCGGCGGTCATGGCCTGATCGTCTGCCCTCTCGGCGTGCGCCAGGAATTCAAGCGCGACGCCGAGATGATCGGCATCGAAACGCGGTTCCTTCGCAGGACGGAAGAATTCGACCCGGCATTTACCGGCATCTGGCTTACGAATTACGAGTCGATCCGTGACGGCAAGCTGGATGTATCGCTATTCACCGTCGTCAGCCTGGACGAAGCCAGCGTGCTGCGCAGCTACGGGAGCAAGACTTATCAGGAATTTCTCCCGATGTTCAAGTCGGTCAAACACAAGTTTGTTGCCACCGCTACGCCAAGCCCCAACCGGTACAAGGAACTGATCCACTACAGCGGATTCCTGGGGATCATGGACAGCGGACAGGCATTGACGCGGTTCTTCCAGCGAGATTCGACGCAGGCCAACAACCTCACTCTATACCCGCACAAGGAGCGCGAATTCTGGATTTGGCTAAACTCGTGGGCCATCTTCTTGCAGCGCCCGAGCGACCTGGGGTATTCAGACGATGGGTACGACCTACCTCCGCTGACCGTAATTTATCACGAGGTCAAGACGGACCTTGCCAACGCGGGAAACGAGAAGGATGGGCAGGGAATGCTGTTCCGCGACGCGGCTATCGGCCTGCAATCTGCTGCCACCGAGAAGCGCGACAGCCGTCCAGCCCGCATTGCCAAGATGGTCGAAATCCTCGCCGCCGACCCGGATAGCCACTACATCCTGTGGCACCACCAAGAGAGCGAGAGACACGACATCGCCCGCGCCGTGCCGGGATCAGTTGCTGTCTATGGATCTCAGGACTTGGACCAGCGCGAGCAGGCGGTGATCGACTTCAGCAACGGCAAATTCAAGCACCTGAGCGCCAAGCCATCGGTAGCCGGTTCGGGCTGCAACTTTCAACGGCACTGCCACAAGGCGATATTCGCGGGAATCGACTACAGCTTTAACGACACCATCCAGGCCATACACCGGATCCAGCGCTTCCTGCAAACGGAGCCCTGCGAAATCCACTTTATCTACTCGGAGAGCGAGCGCGAAATCCTGCGCACACTACAAGCCAAATGGAAACAGCATGAAGAACTGGTGGAAAACATGAGCGCGATTATCAAGGAACACGGCCTGAATCACCTGTCCCTGTCTGATGTTCTGGTCCGCACGATCGGCGTTGAGCGCATCGAAGTGACTGGCGAAAGCTACGCGGTTGCGAACAATGACTGCGTGCTGGAGGCTCGCCGGCAGCCGGAAAACAGCGTCGGCTTGATCGTCACCTCGATCCCGTTCGCCAACCACTACGAATACACGCCGAGCTACAACGACTTCGGGCACACGGACAACAATGACCACTTCTGGGCCCAGATGGATTTCCTCACGCCCGAACTGCTGCGCATCCTGCAGCCCGGCCGGATGTACTGCTGCCACGTCAAGGACCGCATCCTGTTCGGCAACGTGACCGGCGCCGGTGCCCCGACCGTATCGCCGTTCCACTGCGAGGCGATCATGCACTCCCGCAAGCACGGATTCGACTACATGGGCATGATTACCGTCGTCACCGATGTCGTCAGGGAAAACAACCAGACGTACCGCCTCGGATGGTCAGAAAACGCCAAGGACAGCACGAAAATGGGAGTCGGAAGCCCGGAGTATATCCTGCTATTCCGCAAGCCGCAGAGCGACCGCATGCGCGGATATGCTGACGAGCCTGTGACGAAAGCCAAGCCGGACTGCCGCAGCATCGACGGGGAAACTCTGCCGTTCGACCGCGCATTGCCGACGATCCCTGGAACCGGGTACAGCCGTGCGCGCTGGCAGATCGACGCTCATGCTTTCTGGAGGTCAAGCGGCAATCGACTGCTGACCGCTGATGACCTGGCCGGCATGGGGCCTGACAAGCTGTGCCGGGCATTTACCGAGTACAGCCTGCAGAACGTCTATGACTACGAGCACCACGTCAAGATCGGAGAGGATTTGGACCTGCGCGGGGCGCTGCCATCGTCGTTCATGTCGATGGCTCCTGGATCGCACCGTGACGACTGCTGGCACGACGTCAATCGCATGCTGACGCTCAACACGGCACAGCAGAAAGCGCGCGCCATGCTTCACGTTTGCCCTCTCCAGTTCGACATTGTTGATCGCCTCATCAACCGATACAGCAACCCTGGCGATCTGGTCTATGACCCGTTCTGCGGATTGGGAACGGTCCCCTACCGCGCCATCAAGCACGGCCGAAAGGGGCGAGGAAGCGAGCTTAACACGCAATATTTTCTTGACTCCGTGCAGTACCTGAAGGCGATGGAGCAAGAGCATTCCATGCCAGACCTGTTCGCATTCGAGGAGGTCTCATGACCGACCGCTACCTCTACGGCAAGCAAGTCACCGCCCAGACCATCGCCAAGCTCGTGTCTCGCGGCGCAACCGACAAATTCAAGTTGCTTTCCGCGATCGTCAAGACGCTCCCGCAGGGCTGCAAAATGCCCGTCGTCGGCACCGTCGCGAATTGGGCCAGGAGAGCGTGCGACGAGGGCGCGATTGCCATTGACCGCATCGGTACGCCGGCCGGCAAGCGCGCGATCTGCGACGACGACAGAATCGCGCGACTGGTCTATCGGCCGATCGGAAGCGACGAGCCGAGAAAGGTGGCTGTGGCCGGTAATGTAGTCAGTGGCGTATCGTACTGCAAGTACGGCCAGACGGTATCGCAAGTCGACATGTGGAAGATGATCCGGGACGGGGCAACAACCTCGCGCAAGCTCATTGACGCCATCAACGCACAATTGCCGGAGCACTTCAAGCGGCTAAACCAGATCGACGGATGGATGGTGCGCATGGAAGACGATGGAATCATCGTCCGTGACGACGGACGTTATCCGAGAAATGCGTTTCGGCTGCTTGTGCCGACCAAGCTTGGCCCGGTGACAGGCCGGAAAGTTGAGCCGACGAAAGAGGATATGGATCGCGTCGAGTCGGTTGTTGTGCTTTGGTCCGTCCCGCGCATCTTCGGCCACGTTCCGCCGAAGCATGTTGTCAGGAGAAATTCAATCATGGAGATTGCCATATGAAAAAGAAATATGACGAACTTGACGCGCGCATTCTGGCGTGCGTTGCGCAAGGCAGATCGCAGTTTGCAGAAGTTGTCGCGGATTGTTCTGCCGCTGCGTGGCTGGCCAGATCAGATAGAGAATCCTGGCGCACGATAGACATGCGGCTTCAAGCGCTGCGCAAGGCCGGCAAGATCAAGTATTTTGACGGACGGTGGCATATTGTGGAGGGGGAGAAATGAGCGGACGGACTGCGCTTGAGATTGCCGACAGATTAGACGGCG